TGCAGGATTTTATAGAGATGTAGAATTAGGTAAACCTCAAGACAATGAAACAGATGTTGAGAAAAAAGAAAGAGAACTTGAAGGAGTTAGAAAAACAAAAGATGAAGATGTATTTACTTTATTAGAGTGTCATGTTGATTTAGATTTAGAAGGTTTTGAAGATGTCAATCAACAGACTGGTGAGCCGTCAGGAATTAAGATTCCATACATTGTAACTTTAGAAGAAGGATCAAGAGAAATATTATCTATTAGAAGAAACTACGAAGTAGGTGATCCAATGAAAAGAAAGATACAATACTTTGTACATTTCAAATTTTTACCAGGTTTAGGTTTTTATGGTTTTGGTTTAATTCACATGATTGGTGGATTATCAAGAACAGCTACAACTGCATTAAGACAATTACTAGATGCAGGTACATTATCTAATTTACCAGCAGGATTTAAAATGCGTGGTATTAGAATTAGAGATGACGCACAATCAATTCAACCAGGTGAATTTAGAGATGTAGATGCACCAGGTGGAAATTTAAGAGATTCATTTATGATGCTTCCGTTTAAAGAACCTTCTCAAACATTATTAAGTTTGATGGGTATAGTCGTTCAAGCAGGTCAAAGATTTGCATCTATTGCTGACTTACAAGTTGGTGATGGTAATCAACAAGCAGCAGTTGGAACTACAGTTGCATTATTAGAACGTGGTTCAAGAACTATGTCTGCTATTCATAAAAGAATTTACTCAGCTTTAAAAAATGAATTTAAAATTTTAGCTAGAGTATTCAAGTTATATCTACCGCCGGAATATCCGTATGATGTCGTTGGGGGTCAAAGAATGATTAAACAAACAGACTTTGATGATCGTGTAGATATATTGCCAGTTGCTGACCCTAACATTTTCTCACAAACACAGCGTATTTCACTTGCGCAAACAGAACTCCAACTGGCAACTTCTAATCCACAAATGCACAATATGTATGCAGCATACAGAAATATGTATGAAGCATTAGGTGTAAAAAATATCGACCAAGTGTTAATTAAACCAATGCAACCAATGCCAAAAGATCCTGCGTTAGAACACATTGATGCTTTAGGTGGTAGACAGTTTCAAGCTTTTCCTGGTCAAGACCATAGAGCACATATTACTTCTCACTTAAATTTCATGGCAACTAACATTGCAAGAAATAATCCAATGGTCATGGCATCATTAGAGAAAAATATTTTTGAACATATTTCTTTAATGGCTCAAGAACAAGTTGAAATAGAATATAGAGATGAGCTACAACAGTTACAACAAATGCAAATGATGATGCAACAGAATCCACAAATGGCTCAACAGATGCAAATGCAAATGAAAATGATGCAAGAAAAAATAGAATCTAGAAAAGCAGTATTGATTGCTGAGATGATGGAAGAATTTATGAACGAAGAGAAGAAAATTACTTCACAATTTGACAATGATCCTATTGCTAAATTAAGAGCAAGAGAATTAGACCTTAGAGCAATGGAAAATGAACGTAAAAAACAAGAGTCTGATGAAAAAATTAACTTAGACAAAATGAAAACAATGATGAATCAAGCAAATCAAGATGAAAAACTTGAACAAAACGAAGAATTAGCAAAATTGAGAGCTGATACATCAATTGAAAAGACAATTTTATCAAAAACTTTACCAAGTACAGACTCAATGATGAAAAATTCTGCTCCAATGATGCCAAAAGTAAAAATTTTTAGAGGAGGAAACGAATAAATGAGAAAAAAAATGACAAAATCTGAAAAAAAGGTTAAAAAGGTTATGAGGGAATTCAAAAAAGGTGAACTCCCTATAGGTAAGTCGAAGAAAAAAGTAAAAAGTCGTAAACAAGCGATTGCAATTGCTTTATCAGAGGCTGGAAAATCTAAACCAAGGAGATAAAATGGAAAAACTAGATAAAATAACTGATGTAAAAGTTAGTGAGCAACAAGTTGAGATTGATCCTAGATCAAAAACAACTGCTGACAAAGCTTTCAACTATATTGGTACCGGTGGACCTGAAGAAGAAGTTCAAGGTCAAGGTGCAGTATTAGCAGAGAAGAAAAGAAAATCAAAAGCGTACTAATATGTGGTTCAGTGCTATTAAATTAGCCGTTCAAGCTGGCTCTCACATTTTTAAAAACCGTCAAAAGACAAAAATGTTGATGGCGGATGCACAAATGTTGCATGCTGAAAAAATGGCAAGAGGTGAAGCAGAATATCAAGGTAAATTATTAGAAGCAAGACAATCGGACTGGAAAGACGAATTCATTTTAATTTTACTTTCGGCCCCTATTGCATTATTATCATGGGCAGTATTTTCTGATGACCCAAGTGCAATGGAAAAAATGAAATTGTTCTTCGAATATTTTTCACAACTTCCATTTTGGTATCAGACAATTTTCGTGGGCGTCATAGCGAGCGTTTACGGACTTAAAGCAACTGACTTAATTAAGAGGAAATAAAATGAGTAATAGAAGATACAACACACAAACTAGAAAAGGTTTTTTATCAGGTGGACAAGCAAAACTAGATAAAGATGGTGATGGTAAAATCACTGGAAAAGATTTTGCTATGTTAAGAGGTAAGAAAAAAGATAACAAAAAGAAAAAACCATCAATGATGATGATGGCTATGAAGGGTAAAAGATAATGACTGATTGGATTACTAAAAAAGATTCAGAAGATAAAAAAAATTGGATTACTAAAAAAGATTCAGAAGAGAAAAAAAATTGGATTACTAAAAAAGATTCAGAAGATAAAAAAAATTGGATTACTAAAAAAGATTCAGAAGATAAAAAAAATTGGATTACTAAAAAAGATTCAGAAGAGATTCAAGATAGAGCAAGAGTAAATAAAAAAAGTGGTGGATTAGTAAAATCTGGTAAACCAAAAATAGCTAAAAAAGGTTGGAGATAATGGGTATTAAAAAGGGCGGAGACAAGTACGGTCAAGTAGGTTCTGAAAATACTGTTACTATACAATCTAAAGCAACTGCTTTTGATAGTGATAAGTATAAAAAAGATAAACAAAAAAAATCTATGACTTCTGATGAAGCCTATAGAGTAAATTTACGTGGCGGTGGAATATGTAAAAAAGGAATGAACAAAAAAGCAAGAGGAGCAAATTCATAATGGCAAAACTTTGTGCAAAAGGAAAAGCAGCTGCGAAAAGAAAATTCAAAGTGTATCCTTCTGCATATGCTAACATGTATGCCTCTGGAGTTTGTTCTGGTAAAATAAAACCAGGTGGCAGAAAAAAAGCTAAAGACGGTGGTATGATGAGAGCTGGTTTAGCTAGAAGGAAAAGATGTGCGTAGTTATTATTCAGAAGGCGGTTTAAGAAAATGGGTAGCCGAGAAATGGGTAGACATTGGAGCTCCGAAGAAGAACGGGAAGTATCAACCGTGCGGAAGATCGAAGGGGAGCAAAAGGAAATATCCAAAATGCGTTCCACTTGCAAAAGCCACACGGATGACAAAAGGGCAAAAGGCGAGTGCTGTCAGACGAAAAAGACAAGCGGGTAATAAAGGACCTAAACCAACTAACGTTAAAACATATGTTTAGAAAAAGATTTCAAAAAGGAACAGATAAAATTTATAGTCAATTAGAACATAAAGTTCCTTATCCACATGGTCAAAGAGTTGAATTAGCTAGAGGAAGTAAATCGCCAGCATGGCAAAGAAAAGAAGGTAAGTCTGAGTCCGGTGGCCTGAACCAAAAAGGCGTTGCATCTTATAGAGCAGCGAATCCGGGATCAAAATTAAAAACAGCGGTTACTACTAAACCATCAAAATTAAAAGCAGGTTCTAAAGCTGCAAAACGTAGAAAGAGCTTTTGCGCGAGAATGTCTGGAATGAAGAAAAGATTGACTTCAGCTAAGACTGCAAGAGACCCTAATTCAAGAATCAATAAGTCACTTAGAAAGTGGAATTGCTAATGATTAAAAACTACAAAGACATTGTAATATTATTAATTACAATAGGTGTTTTAACTTTATTAGGTATCATTATTATTGGAGACTATTGGGTAGCTGTTAAAGAAGATAGACCTATAGATGAAAGCATAATAGTACTTATGAAAATGTCAGTTACAGGTTTAATTGGAGTTATTGGTGGTTACATTGGCGGTAGCAAATGATAGATAGATTCATGTACAAAATTTTAGGTAAACTTGACTTCTTATTTGAGGTTGCTATACCTAGTACCTATGAGAGACTCAAAAAAATTAGAATCTTTTCTAAAAGAAAAAGAACTAAAAGATAAACAACAAAGTTTATTTACGAATCTTCGTAAAGAGGTTGAGACCGGTGCGAATGGCACTCAAAAATACGTAATCAAGAAAGGTGAAAATAAAGGTAAAATAGCTGATGTTAAATGAAGAATTAGTAATACTAAATAAAATACAAAAATATTTAAAAGAATCCTATCAAAATATTGGAGATGCCATGATTAGTGGTGGTATTGACAATATGGAAAAATATAAGTATATGATGGGACAGGCACATGCCTATTTAAAAATATCACAGGAAATCTCTAACCTGCTAAAACCAAAGGAGCAAAATGATACTGAGAGAGAGCAAGACACAACCAACGTCGTCCAATTCGGACAACGAGAAGATTAAACCCGCACTTCTAGAAAAATATGATGAGATGCATAAAGAAGAAGTCGATGGTTATGAACGTTTAAAAACAAAAGAATCCGATAAATTACCTAAACCTACTGGATGGAGATTAGTTGTACTTCCTTTTAAGATGAAGGAAAAAACTAAAGGTGGATTATATCTTGGACAAGAAACAATAGAGCGACAACAAATCGGTTCTACATGTGGACTTGTTCTTGCTATGGGTCCTCATTGTTATG